TGTAGACCGCGAGGGACACCGCAACGCTCCTATGTTTCTATTTCTATGTAATTCGCTCTACAGGATTCATCAGACGCTTCGGTCTCGCTGTGTTGCCCTGTTTTGCGGACACGTTCCCATTGTCCATGTCCGTGATACACTGACGGCAATTCAGGCTGCCGAAGATATAGCACCCGAAAAGATTCGTATTCCATCCGATCTGACCTTTATGATTCAGCGCGGCGACCTGCGCTCCTTTGTTGCTGCTATTCAATTTGAAAAAGAACTTAATCCGTGGGATGCGTGGTTTGCTCGCCTTGAATCGGCAGGTCGTGGTCGCTCTATCTATGTATGGGAAGACGGACTGGCGCGTACGCCATTTTGTATCCTTATCCGGCACGTATTTCTATGGCTTGATTCCAAAGGATTTTTTGAACGTGACGGAATGGAGACGTTTGTTCAAAAATGTCTAGAGGTCCAAGATGCTCCTCTGGCGACTATTTTAGCTACAATTCCACCGGCGTGGGAAGCACTCTATTTTACTTGATTCTTGGCACGACGATATTTTCTTGTTTTTCTTAATTTTCTTAATTTCCTAGTTTTGTGCCTTTGCTGTTTGGTGTCTATCTGAATATATTGATGCTGTGTTAATTCGTCGTTAAGAGTATCTATCAATTCGTGTATATTTACATTACATGTTTGATTTGACGATGAACGAGATTTATCTAACTCTTGCGATAGGGCTACCATAGGATTATTATTCTTGATAAGACCTGTTTTTAACAAACCGCGAATAAGACGTCCAAAATATTTACTTCCTTTTTTGCTACAGGTAGTTCCAATAGGGTTATAATGTTCTAGATATCCCAATTGTTCGATACACGATGCTAAATATCCGTAAAAATCTATTCCCATACGCGCATCGGTACTTAACCAAGAATCCGGTATAGGATTCTGTACATTCCTTCCCTCCCTACTTTGTTCCATTTTCACCACGTGGACAACGGTAGATGGTAAAACATAACTTTCTGGACGATGTACGTCACCGTGCGCTGTTCTAAAAAATAGAGTCGGTGCTATTAACTGTGGAATAACTCCTGTTACCGATAATTTATAATTATCACTTACAATAGACCCTTCTTTTTGTAATAAATACGGTTGTATTTTTTCAGAAATCTCTTCAATATCTTTTGAATCTTTATAAAATTTTTCACGATCAAGTTGCCCATTTGGTGCCGTTTTTGTCCATAAGGCAAATGCTGCATCTACTACCTCATCGAGAGATCGCTGATTTTGTAAATTAAATAAATATATATTTCCCAAAGTTGTCGCAAGTGGGCTGATTGTTGGATTCTTAAAAATATGCAAGGACCGAAAATAACTAACAAAGGCGTATATTAACATTTCTAAATGTTGACTAGCACTGAATCGTTTTGTATTTACATATAATGAACTTAAAATGCGAGAATCTCTATAAAACTCTATATCCCAACACTTCACCGGTATATATTTGAGATTATTCAAATATTCAAAAATATCCTCAATTATTGCTACAATTACATACGCACTATGTCCTTGTATCATAATATCAATATCACTTGTCAAATTCGAAGAGCCTACAACCGAATAATAGTTATTTGATATATCCATGGACGACGGTACTTCACGAATAGGATAGCCTGGCACTTGTACACTTGATGGCTTCTGTTCAATAAGATATCCAACAAATAAGAGAGTTTGGCATAAAAGATATTCTCGATATTTCCATATCTTTATTTGCGTAGTTTTATTTAACGTATCAATCATAATGCTCCACGTAGTATAACAAGCAGTAAGTGGCACCTGGTGCCTATTTGCGACAGCTTCAAAATGTTGCGCAAGTTCATCATATGAACTAAATTTGATATCGGGAAACTCTATATTTTCAGTAGGTCCTTGTAATGAACACTTCCAATTATAGTATTCCGATACTGAATTATATGTAAATTGCCTGCCGATACGAGGGTCAGTCGGCATCCTTTTATGGATAGAGGTTTTCCTAGACGAATAAATTGCTTGACAGAATTTTGATAATAAGCGCAGGAATAAAAAGTGCTATATCACAGACAATAACAATAGGAAATCCAATAATGGCGGCTTGAAACGGAGCCCATGGATACTGCCCTGAATCATTCGACATAAGTACTATATAAATCCAACTCAAACTTCCACCGAACGGTATACCATGTTTACACGCATTTATAGATGTTTCAAATGCGATTGATGTAAATGTAGATATTATACTATATGTATTATCCATTATGATATATAATAGTTGGACAGTTTTTAGACCATAAATTATCAGTCTAAAGTTAAAAAAATTAATAGATATACATAATTAATGCCCGAATTTAATGAGACCGCAATATCAATCGAATATGATAGTTTTGATGATAAAAAACAAATTATGTTAGACGAATTAAAAAGAATTGTAACTGATACGTATACACAATTAGAGGGAAATATTTTTTATATTCATGAAACATTTACTTTATCACCATTATTATACACAAAACAATTAAACTTGTTTTGGTGCGGCAAGCAAGCAAATACCCGTATTTGTGAAATAGGATTTAATGCTGGACATTCGGCTATGGTATTACTTCTGGGACGAGATACAACCCCCTTAGAGTTTACTATTTTTGATTTAGGTGAACACCTCTACACAAAGCCTTGTTTAGATTATATTCAATCTAAATTTTCTAATGTTCGTATGGAATATGTTAAAGGAGATTCTGTAGAAACAATACCTCAATGGATAAGTAAAAATAAATCGTCTATTTGGACATACGATCTAATCCATGTAGATGGGGGGCATAGCGAATCGTGTATATCAAATGATATGAAATACGCAGATCTTCTTATAAAAATGGGTGGTATAATCATTGTAGATGACACAAATGATCCTATTATAAATAATTATGTTAATTTATATTTGAATTCAGGATATTATAGAGAAATAGATATATTAAAAACATACGGATACACTCATAGAATAATACAAAGAATTAAGTAAAATCGGTGATTCCAACAAAATTGACCAAGGGTCCTCCCTTGCCGTCAAAGTCACACCCTTGTAGAATGAGCACGAAGACTCCCTCTACAAAAACTGCCGGCGTCAAGACGGCGACCACGAAGACGAGCGCTGCCCAGTACAAGAAGCATACACACCGTGAGCACATCCTTGAACTTCCTGATACCTATATCGGTTCCGTAGATACGGCGGTCGAGCAGCGATGGGTCATCAATATGGAGAAGGGTATAATGGAATGGCGCTCCGTCCGTTTCTGCCCAGGTTTTCTTAAAATCTTTGATGAGATCCTGGTAAATGCACTTGACCACAAAGTCCGTCAGGATGGGCGCCTTAAAGCGGGCACCGAATGCTTTCCCGTAAAGCACATCGATATTTCCTACACTTCTAACAAAATTACTGTGCGGAATGATGGTGACGGCATTCCCGTTGATAAGCACGCTGAGACCGGCGTTTGGGCGCCTGAGCTCATCTTTGGTCACCTGCTGACATCCTCCAACTACGACAAGGAAGAGGAGAAGACGGTTGGTGGTAAAAACGGCTACGGCGCCAAGCTTACCAACATCTTTAGCCGTGAATTCACGATTGATACCGTGGACCACCGTGCGAAGAAGCGGTATACGCAGACTTGGACAAACAATATGTCCGCTGTCGGCGTTCCTGTCATCAAGGCGTCGTCCGTAAAACCGATGATGGAAATCTCGTTTGTACCTGATCTGTCGCGGTTTGCGTGGGGGTTGGATGGGGGTAAGGTGCCGACCACGATTCCTGCCGATATGCTTGCCCTTATTGCCACGCGTGTAATGGACGCCGCCGCAATGGCTGGTAAGGATTGTAAAGTAACGCTCAACGGTAAGGTGGTTTCGTCCAACACCTTCCCTAAGTACATTGACTTATACGTAAACAAGACAGGCTCTGATAGCGGCTCCGTTGCGGCAAGCGATGTCTCGTCCGTAAGTGGCGGTGGTGGTGGCGGCGGCGCCGGTGGTGCCGGTGGCGGCGGCAAGCGTGTTGCCTACGAAATCGCCGGTGAGCGATGGGAAATCGGTGCCGTCCTTACAAAGGACCTGCATTCTATTGATGCTCCGCCCGATGAGCGTCACCTTTCCTTTGTCAACGGTATTGCCACTCGTCGTGGTGGTAAGCACCTGGACTACGTTTCAAAGATGGTGCTTACTGCGTTCTGTGAGCACGCCAAGAAGAAGGCGAAGCTCGATATCACACCGGCACTGCTCAAGGATTCTGTGGTCTGGTTTGTTAACTCCACCATTGTCAATCCCTCCTTTGATACCCAAACAAAGGAGACGCTGACAACTCCCGCCGCGAAATTCGGCTCACTACCCGTATTGTCTGCTAAGTTTGTAGACAAGCTGGTGAAGATTGGACTACTTGCCGAGGCGCAGGCGCTCTTTGAAGCAAAAAACACCGCCGCTGCTAAGCGTACGGATGGCAAGAAGAAGTCGACTGTCCGTGGTATTCCTAAGCTGGAGGATGCGATTTGGGCGGGTACCGCCAAGTCTGCCGACTGTACGCTTATCCTGACCGAGGGTGATTCAGCCGCCACAACCGCTATTTCTGGTCTGAAGGTGGTCGGTCGTGAACGTTACGGCGTTTTCCCCCTTAAGGGTAAGATTATGAATGTCAAGGATATTTCCGTTGTAAAGAAGACGGCAAATGTGGAGCTGACGCACATTAAGCATATTCTGGGGTTGGAAACCGGCAAGGTCTACACGGATCTCAAACAACTACGTTATGGTCGTGTGATGATTATGACGGATCAGGATGTAGATGGCTCGCATATCAAGGGTCTCTTAATGAATCTATTTCACACTGACTGGCCGTCGCTGCTGCGGCTGGGTTTCCTCTGCTGCCTGATGACTCCACTGCTCAAGGCGACAAAGGGAAAGACCACGCTTTGCTTCTATTCTGAGTCTGAGTACGATGCTTGGCGAAATGGACTTGTGGGGGCGGAGGCTGGTGGACGTGGCTGGAAGACGAAGTATTACAAGGGTCTCGGTACCTCGACGGCGCTAGAGGCTCGCGAGTACTTCGCCAATATGAATACCGTAGAGTACACATGGGACGGTGAGTCCGATGCAACAATTGACCTGGCGTTCAATAAGAAGCGTGCCGATGACCGCAAAGTCTGGCTCGGTTCGTTTGATAGGAAGCGGCATCTAGAAGTTGGGGTTGGAGGCGGCAAGGTCGGCTATTCCCGCTTTGTCCACGATGAGCTCATTCACTTCAGCTCTGCCGATAATGTCCGCTCACTGCCCCACGTAATGGATGGACTCAAGCCCTCGCAGCGTAAGATCTTCTGGTCGGCTCTCAAGCGCAACTTGACGTCGGAGTTGCGTGTAGCACAGCTTGCCGGTTACGTCTCGGAAACGGCGGCGTATCATCACGGCGAGGCGTCGCTGACCGGCGCCATTATTGGAATGGCACAGAACTACGTCGGCTCCAATAATATCAATCTGTTGACGCCCAATGGTCAGTTCGGAACCCGACTGATGGGCGGTTCCGATTCCGCTTCGCCCCGTTACATCCACACGCATCTGGACTTGATTGCCCGCGCGTTGGTAAAGAAAGAAGATGATGCCATTCTTCGCTATCTGGACGACGACGGTCTACCCGTAGAACCCGAAACGTACCTACCGGTTATTCCCCTTCTGCTTATCAACGGATGCATTGGTATCGGCAC